GGCGGTTCAGGCGTTGTCATTCTTCGCTACCCCGGCTCAATTCAATATTTCACTGGTGGCACAGTAACTTCTGGAAATGGCTATGTAGTTCATTCATTTACCTCTTCCGGCACGTTGGCTCCTACAACCCCAACTAATTTAGGAAATATTTTAGTATTTACTTATTCCACTACATGGACTGCTCCTGTTGGCGCAACACAAGTTCAATACTTGGTGGTTGCTGGTGGTGGCGCGGGTGGCTCTATGACTGCCGATGGTAATTACTATGATGGCGCAGGGGGCGGTGGCGCAGGTGGATTCCTAACCGCAACAGGTTTATCAATAACTGCTGGTACAACTTATACAGTAACCGTTGGTGCAGGCGGCTCTGCCAATACAACCTCATCAAGTACGGGCGGTAATGGTTCTAATTCTGTCTTTAGTTCTATTACTTCTACAGGAGGCGGCGGCGGCGCTAATGGTGGTAATGGCAGTATTACTGCCGCGAGTGGCGGTTCTGGTGGTGGTTCAATTGGTTCTGGTGCTGGTGGTGCTGGAACATCTGGTCAAGGAAATTCTGGCGGTAACGGCGGCTCTCAAAGTGCAGGTGGTGGTGGCGGTGCTAGTGCTGTAGGTTCTAATGCAGTTAGCGGAGTAGGTGGTGCGGGTGGAGATGGTACAGCCTCTTCAATTACAGGCGCTTCTGTTACATACGCTGGCGGTGGAGGTGCTGGTGGTAGTTATGCGGCAACAACAGCCAGAGCAGGCGGCGCTGGAGGCGCGGGTGGTGGTGGTACGGGCGGTGCATCTGCAAATGGAAAAGGGACTGCGGGTACGGCTAATACTGGCTCCGGCGGAGGTGGTATAGGGGGCGTAAGTAGTCAAGGTGCTGTTTTAGGCGTTAACGGCGGCTCTGGTATCGTAATCATCAAGTGGAGTTAAAAGTGGACATCAAGTTATCAGTCAACACAGTCAATCAGATTCTTGGTTACTTGGGTACACGCCCATACCAAGAAGTCTTTCAATTGATTGAAGCAATTCAAAATGAAGCAAAAACTCAGCCTCAAGCAGAGGAAGCGAAAGCGGATGAATGATGGCGGATGTTCAAGAACTTGCCTCTGAAACGGACAAGCGGTTGAGCGTCCACGAGGCTATTTGCGCCCAACGGTATGAAAGTATCCAAGGTCGTTTTGACGATGGGTCTAAGCGCATGACCAAGATAGAACGACTGCTGTATGTGGTCATCTTGGCGGTGTTGCTTGGCCCCGGCGTTGCCGCTGAGTTTGTCAAAAAGGTGCTTGGCTTATGAATTGGGCAGATGTTCTCAAGGCGGTCATACCCATCATCGTGGCATCCCTTGCTTGGCTCTTGGGTCAAGTCAATGACTTCTCCACTCGATTGACTCGAATTGAGGGCGCTATGCCTGCATTGATTACTAGAGAGGGTGTTCCTACCGACTCTCCGCTTTCAGCCGAAAAGCGCCACGCAATGAAAGAAGAAATATACAAAGACATCCATCAACTCCAAGTCAAAGTCCAACTGCTTGAAGAACGCGAAAAAATGGTGAAAAAATGATTCCAATAGTTGCATCCCTCCTTGGTACATTGGCTCAGAACGGTCTGGGCCTTTTGTCTTCTGCAATTCAAGCAAAGGGCAAAGAGGTTGTTGAAAACGCTTTGGGCGTAAAAATTTCTGACAACCCAAACCCTGAAGAGGTCAGCAAACTGCGTCAGTTGCAGTATGACCACGAAGAACGATTGCTTGAGTTAGGGATTGAAAAGGCTCGTTTGGAACAAGAAGAGTTGCAAGTCTTGCTCAAAGCGCAGGCCAACCAAGAAGACAATGTCAGCGACCGCTGGAAGGCTGACATGGCATCCGATTCTTGGTTGTCAAAAAATGTGAGACCCGGCACCCTTGTCTATCTCCTTACCGCTTATTTAATTTTTGCGTTGCTGGACGGCGCTGGTTACAAAATTAGCGAGTCTTATGTCAACCTGTTAGGTCAATGGGGTATGTTAGTAATGACTGCTTACTTTGGCGGCAGAACTGTTGAGAAGGTCATGGAGATGCGTAAGGGGGGCAAAGAATGAGCCTAAGTCAAGAACAAGCGGCATTTTTATTGGATGCCTGCGCTCTCATTCGATACGCCACAGAACAAGGGTTTTTGGTTACTGGCGGCGAGTTAGCCAGAACCCCAGAGCAACAAGCCATTTATGTAAAAACAGGGCGCTCCAAAACCCTTAATTCAATACACCTCAAACGCTGTGCCATAGACTTGAATTTCTTCAAGGAAGGGCAGATAATATGGGACAAGGGCATCCTCGCGCCATTGGGTGCGTATTGGGAGTCTTTGCACCCTAAAAACCGCTGGGGTGGAAACTTCAAGTCGTTGGTGGATTGTCCTCACTTTGAACGAAACGTGGGGTAAAGCATGACAGCCGCATCGGTAATGACTTATGACTCCCTAGTGGAGAACATTCAGTCCTATTTGAACAGGACGGATACGGCGACCCTCGAAAAGATTCCTCTTTTCATCATGTTGGCAGAACAAATTATTGCCAGCCAGATTAAGTTTTTGGGCAACTTGACGGTCAACTCCAGCACGATGGTGGTGGGCCAACCGATCATTGACAAGCCTGCGCGTTGGCATAAAACGGTTTCCATGAACGTCTTGGTTGCTGGACAACGTCAACCAGTCCTGCTTCGCAAGTACGAGTACCTGCGTGAGTATTGGCCTGATGCAACCGCCAAAGACATTCCTGTTTACTATGGCGACTACGACTACACGCATTGGCTTGTGGCTCCTACGCCTGATGTGGCTTACACATATGAAGTTTTGTACTACGAGCGCATTCAACCGCTCGATTCTTCTAACCAGTCGAACTGGTTTACGCAATATGCCCCGCAAGCGTTGCTGTATGGATCGCTTTTGCAAGCCATGCCTTATCTCAAGAACGACGAGCGTTCTGTGATGTGGAAGGCCAACTACGACCAAATCATGCAGACCCTCAAGCAAGAGGACATCCAGCGGATCGGTGATCGTCAAGCCTCAGTATTGGATACATGATGAGTTACAACAGCCCTTTTACAGGTAACGTCATCCAGCCAACGGATGTTGCTTACCAATCTTATACCCTGACCGCAACCACCCAGTTGTCATGGCCAATCAACGGCAGTATTGACGACAACTACACCGCTCGGATTATGTCGGTGACCACGCCGTCTGCGTCGTACTACCTATTGATGCCGCCTGCAAATCAGGCTTCAGTTGGTCAAGATGCATTGATCCGCAACACTGGCTCGGTGGCATTGACGGTCAAGGATTACCTTGGTGTCAATACGATTGTTACGGTTCAGCCCGGTCAAGCGCAGTACATCTACATCACAACAAATGCTACTACGTCTGGCACATGGGGCATCATTGCTTTTGGTATTGGTTCTTCTGGTGCTGATGCCGCCACTCTTGCTGGTTATGGTTTGTTGGCGATTGGTCAGACGCTTAATCAAAGCCAGCCTGTCACAACATTCTCAAGCAGTTATACGGCGCTGACAACAGATCGATCTAGCACCTATGTGTGGACTGGCGGCGCTGGAACAATCACCATGACGCTGGCCTCCACGCTTGCTGACAATTGGTTTATGTTCTTGCGTAATAGCGGAACTGGCGCGTTGACTGTGGCTTGCTCTGGCGGTAACACAATCAACGGATCGTCAACCATTGCTTTACAGCCGGGTGACTCTTGCATCATTGTTTGTAGCGGGACAACTTTTTACACCGTTGGCCTTGGCAAATCAACTCAATTTGCATTTACGCAATTGTCAAAGGCAGTAACCACAGGCTCATACACTTTGACTGCCTCAGAGGCTTCTAATGTAATTCAAAAGTACACAGGCTCATTGAGCGGCAACGTCACAATTGTGATTCCGTCAACGGTTCAGGTGTACTACATTTTGAACGAGACCACTGGTGCGTATACAGTTACGATCACCACAGGTTCTGGTTCAAGCGCAATTTTGACCGCAGGCACTCAAGCCACGTTGGTTTGCGATTCGGTTAATTTGTTTAACGCCAACACCATTTTGGCTGGCTCTTCTACGGTAAGTTTGAACAGCGGTACAGTTAGCGCCCCTTCGTTAAACTTTTCTGCGGAAACCACAACTGGTATCTACCGTGCCGCTTCTGGAGAATTTGATATTTCCATTCTTGGCGTAAATTTGTTTGCACTAACTGCAACGGGTTTGAACATTAACGGCACTGGTAACTTTACTGGCGGCATTTCTGGCGGTACCTACTAATGACAAAAAAAGTTTTTGCGATTGACACCCAGCCCGGTATCCAGCGGGACGGTACTGTCTTTGACATGAACTTTTACACCGATGGTTTGTGGGTGCGATTCCAACGTGGTCGTCCACGCAAAATTGGCGGGTATCGCTCAATTACTCAAACAGCCACGGGTATTTCTCGCGGGATGTACGTCAACTCTGCTGACGGTGTAAATCAAGTATTTAGCGGCTACAGTTCTGGCCTTGAGGTCATCGACATTGACAACCTTGGTATTGGTGGCGGTATCAACCAATTTACGTTCAATGGTTTTATCCTGACGCTTAATACGCTTGTAGGCGGCTCTTCATACACGAACGGCACCTATACTGGCGTGAGCCTCACTGGAGGCTCTGGAGCGGGCGCAAAGGCCACCATTGTGGTGTCTGGTGCAACAGTGACTACGGTTACTCTTACATCGGCTGGCAACGGCTATGTGGTGGGTAACACATTGAGCGCAACCGCCGCAAGCATTGGCGGAACTGGAAGTGGGTTCTCCATCAAGGTTGCAACTATCAACAACGGTTTTACGGCAAGTGACTTAAACCTCTGGCAATTCGATTCGCTTTTCGATTCGCAAGGGAGTGGGAATCAGTTGCTGTTAGCGCACCCCGGTAGAAACCTTACCCAAATTGATCAAACCGTGGCAACACCAGTTTTGGCTGGAGATATTGCTGGCACAACACTTCAGCCTTTGCGTGATACAAATGGCCCAACGCCTTCTGGCGATACCATTTCAGTGTCTGGCGGAGTCTGTGTTTTGCACCCTTATGTTTTTGTTTATGGAGACAACGGCCTGATTAAAAATTCTACGGCTGGCGATCCATACAATTGGAACGGCGCTGATGCCAACGAGACTAACGTGGCCTCCACAAAGATTGTCAAAGGATTGCCTGTTCGCGGTGGTTCTAATGCTCCATCTGGTTTGTTTTGGGCTTTGGATTCGTTGATTCGAGTGTCCTACACTCCAACAACAGTCACGGTTGGCGGTTCACCTCAGACGTTTTACTGGCGGTACGACATTATTACAAGTCAGTCATCAATCTTGTCGAGTCAGTGCGTTATTGAGTATGACGGCATTTATTATTGGGTTGGCGTTGATCGATTCCTGCTTTACAACGGTGTGGTCAAAGAACTCAAAAACAACTTCAATCAAAACTATTTTTTTGACAATTTGAATTACGCTCAAAGTCAAAAAGTATGGGCGCAGAAAGTTCCTCGTTTTGGTGAAATTTGGTGGTTCTTCCCATCTGGTACATCAACAGAATGCAATGACTGCATCATCTACAACATTCGTGAAGATTGTTGGTACGACGCAGGTGGCGCTGTTGGCGCAACTCGATCTGCTGGATACTTCTCTCAAGTGTTCCATTACCCAATTGCCGCTGGTACAACATTGAGTGAGCAAGTTTTGATTTTTAGCGCCAGCGTAATTACCAACTCAACTACAACTATCAAAGTGCCCGTTAACAACCAAATTGCAGTTGGTCAGGTGGTAATTGCCAGCAACATTCCAACAGGAACACAAGTGACTGTAATCAAGCCAAGCGCAACTGCTGGTTATTACGATGTCACGATCAGCGCGGCGGCAACCACATCGGTAACCGTGGTTGCCACTTTCAACACCAAGGCTGGTCAAGTTATTCTGTGGCAACACGAGATTGGTACTGATGAGGTGATTGACACCACATCAAACGCAATTGAAAGTTCTTTCCAAACATCTGACCTTGGTTGGGTGGCTGGCGGCCCCTCGCAGGCTTCGTTGGTTGGTGACAATGTCGCGGTTAACCTTGAGCGGATTGAGCCTGATTTTATTCAAAGCGGAACTATGACTTTCCAAGTCACTGGCAGGCCGTATGCTCAGTCTCAAGATGTAACGTCAGACCCCTATTATTTTGAGCCAGACACTGGCAAAATTGACATGAGGGAACAGCGTCGAGAGATTAGATTGATTTTTACTAGCAACGTGCAAGGTGGAAATTATCAGTTGGGCAAGGTATTGATGAGCGCCGATATTGGCGACGTAAGGCCAGTGTAATGGCGTTAGCACTTGTCTATGACCCACGGTTTCACACGTTTGATTCGTGGGCATCGTTGATGTGTGAGGCGTATGGAGGTCAGCAATTAGCAATTCCAAACGCCTCAACGGATTGGAAAGAATGGGCGGCAGGGTTGAAGGCTATTGATATATTTACAAACGAAGGTATTCCCGGCCCATACGTTTACGAAAAATGGGAAGACTGGGCGGCGGCGTTAGTCGGTGCGATTAACCAGAAAGTTCAATGAGATGGAAGATTCAGATTACAGTTCGGTTGTAGAAGATTCTGCCCAACAAGGCGATTCTCCTGCGCCTGTTCCTTCCGCCAATGAGGCTCCTGCATCTGCGGCTTCTGGGCCACCGTCTGACGACCAAATTCTTGCGTTTGTTGAAGCAAATATTGGCAACCCTGCGCTGATTGCTGAGACAGCGGCGCAGTATGGTGTTTCTGTTGCTGACTTGTCTCGTGCCACTGGTTATGGTCAAGATGCGGTTGTAAGTTATTTTCAACAACATGATGTTGCTCCACCCGTTTCGACGGCCATTTCTGCCCCTTCTGT